TCTTACCTTGATATTGAAGGTGTCTATAGAACTGAACATGACCTGATCAAAAGGTATCGTGAAATGGCACTTCATCCTGAAGCGGATGGTGCTATTGAAGATGTTGTAAATGAAGCAATTGTTAGTGACTTATACGATTCACCAGTAGAAATTGAACTCTCCAACTTAAACTGCACTGAGAGATTAAAGCAGATTATCCGAGCAGAGTTTAAATATATCAAAGAGTTGTTAGACTTTGATAAGAAGTCTCACGAAATTTTTAGGAATTGGTATGTTGATGGTAGAGTATATTACTTAAAAGTAATTGATCTCAAAAATCCTGGAGCAGGTATTCAAGATCTGAGATATATTGATCCGATGAAGATCAAATATGTCCGTCAAGAAAAGAAGATGGACAAAAGAGGTCTTGCCGTTCAAAATACTTCATCAGTAACTCAACGAGGTAAAGAAGCACCCGTTGTTGAACCTGAGATTGAAGAATATTTCCTGTATACACCAAAGAAAAATTATCCAAGCGGAACTCTGTCCGGTGCAGGTGGTAAAAAAGATTCTGTAAAGATTGCAAAAGATGCAGTTTCATATTGTAGTTCTGGTCTTGTAGATAGAAATAAAGGAACTGTCCTTTCATATCTCCACAAAGCAATCAAGGCACTCAATCAACTCAGAATGATTGAGGATTCTCTGGTAATCTACAGATTGTCCAGAGCACCAGAACGTCGTATTTTCTATATTGACGTTGGTAATCTTCCTAAAGTAAAAGCAGAGCAATACCTCAAAGAGGTTATGTCTCGCTACAGAAATAAACTTGTTTATGATGCTGGCACAGGAGAAATCCGTGATGACCGCAAGTTTATGTCTATGATGGAGGACTTCTGGTTACCACGTAGAGAAGGTGGTCGTGGAACTGAGATCACTACCCTGCCTGGTGGACAGAATCTGGGAGAACTCTCTGATATTGAATACTTCCAGAAGAAACTCTATAGGGCACTTGGTGTTCCAGAATCCAGAATTGCTGCTGATGGTGGTTTCAACCTTGGTCGCTCTTCTGAAATTCTGCGTGATGAACTGAAGTTTGCCAAGTTCGTTGGTCGTCTGAGAAAGCGTTTCTCTGCACTATTCAACGATATGCTCAAGACTCAACTGATTCTGAAGAATGTAATTACTCTTCAGGATTGGGAAGAGATGGGTGATCATATTCAATATGATTTCCTTTATGATAATCAGTTTGCGGAACTCAAAGAATCTGAAATGATTCAAAGCAGACTGACTAATCTTGCAACCATTGAACCTTACATTGGTAAGTTCTATTCTACTGAATATGTAAGAAAGAAAGTTCTTCGTCAAACTGATCAAGAAATCATTGAGATTGATGCTCAGATTGAAGATGAGATTGCAAAAGGTATCATTGCAAACCCAGCAGCAGTTGATCCTGTGACCGGACAACCAATTGCAGATCCTATGAGTGCTGGTGCAGGTGCTCCAACAGAACCAGACTTAGAATCTCAAGGTAGTGCCACTGAAGCAGACGGAAAAGCAGCAGAGATATAAATAGAACATATACATCATTTTTTCATGGAAAATAGTATTGTAGATTTGATTGCACAGGATTCTTCTGCGGCGGATGTTTCCGACGCAATTAAAAATTCTTTGTATGCGAAAGCTGCTGAAAGAATTGACGCTGCAAAACCATATGTAGCAACTTCAATGTTTGACGAACCTACAGAAGGTGAAGTTAAGGTTGAAGATGAAGTTACTCAAGACCCACAAGAGGATCAAGAATAATGGCAAGAACTTTATTAATTGGTACTGGATCTGAAGTTGCACTTAATAATGCCACAACTCTGAGTAGTGCAACTGTAGTTAGAGTTATCAATCTTTCTGGTGCAGATGCAACAGTCAGTATTGCTAAAAGCAGTACCGGTGGTTATATCAGCACTGCTACTGTAACTCTTCCTGATGATCGTGTTGAATTTTTTGAGAAGGCGGGAGATTCTATTATCTCTGCATCTTCTTCAAACGTAAAAGGATTTAAAGTAGGATTTACTGGATAAAAACATGAAACTTATCACAGAAGAAATTTCGGACATTCAAATTATCACCGAAGGTAAAGGTGCTAAGAAAAGGATGTGCATTGAAGGTGTATTCCTCCAAGGCGAAATTAAAAATCGCAACGGAAGAATGTATCCTATTCAGACCCTTGCTAACGAAGTAAATCGTTATAACGAAAGTTTCGTTCGTAAAGGTCGTGCTCTGGGTGAACTGGGACATCCCGATGGTCCTACTGTAAACCTTGACCGCGTTTCTCACAAAATTACCTCACTTGTTCAAGAAGGTAACAACTTCAGAGGTAAAGCACAACTCCTTGATACCCCTATGGGTAAGATTGCACAATCTCTGATTGGTGAAGGAGTAATGCTTGGCGTTTCTTCTCGTGGTGTAGGTTCACTCCGCATGACCAACGAAGGTCATAAAGTTGTCGGTGAAGATTTCATGTTAGCAACTGCTGCTGATATCGTTGCCGATCCTTCTGCACCTGATGCGTTTGTTCAGGGAATCATGGAAGGAAAAGAGTGGGTTTGGGATGGTGGAATCCTCCGTGAGCAACTTGCAGAAAAGACTCAGAAGAGAATTAACACTCTTGTTGACCAAAAAACCCTTGACGAGCATAAGTTACAGTTATTCAACGATTTCTTATCAAATCTTTGATTTATAAATAAATATAGATTATACCAAATTAATCGATACAAATGTCCGCTGATAGCAACTTACAGGAAATGGAAAACGCAGTAACTAAAGGAGCTGCTCCCGCTGAACCAATGCAGGCAGGTGGTGTTCCTTACGAAGATCTCGGAGGTCCAACTCCTGAGAACTCTAGACCAGACGACGACTCTAACAAACTCAAAGAGCCTGGTGCTACCCTTAAGCAAGTTAAGGATGTAGTAAACGCCAAGGCTGCTCCTGCTGAAGAAGTAGAAGTAGATGAGGATCAAGAAGTTGTTGCTGAAGCTGAAGAAGAGACCGCTGAAGAAGTAGTATCTGAAGAAGAGACTACTGAAGAAGAGGTTGTAGCTGAAGCAGAGGAAACCACTGAAGAGGAAGTCATCCAAGAAGAAGAGATTGACATCGAAAGCGATGTTCAGGCTCTGCTTGAGGGTGAAGAACTCTCCGAAGAGTTCCAAGAAAAAGCACGCACCATTTTCGAAGCTGCTATTAAGACAAAAGTTTCTGAGATCAAAGAAAATCTTGAGACTGCTTACGAGCAGGCACTCGTAGAAGAAGTTCAAAATATCAAAGAAGCACTGGAAGATCGTATTGACGGTTATCTTGAGTATGTTGCCGACGAGTGGATTCAAGAGAATGCACTTCAAGTTGAGCAAGGTCTTAAGACCGAAATGACCGAATCTTTCCTTGAGGGTATGAAGACCCTTTTTGAAGAACATTATGTAACCATCCCTGAAGATAGATATGATGTGCTTGAAAGCATGGTAGATAAATTAGATGAAATGGAGTCTAAACTCAACGAGCAGATTGACCGCAATGTTGCTCTTAATCGTAGATTAGCTGAATCCACTTCTGACGTAATTTTCGCAGAAGTTGCCGAGGGACTCGCTGAGACCCAAAAGGACAAGTTCGCTTCTCTCGCTGAAAATGTTGAGTTTGAAAGTGAGGAAAACTATCGTGAGAAGCTTGTAACCCTGAGAGGTTCTTACTTCCCAGAGGAAACTAGCACTCAGAGAGATCATACTGAGACCATCTCTGAAGGAACCGCTGCTGTAGAGTCGGCTTCCGTCTCTCCACTTATGGAATCCTACATGAAGACTCTTGGTAGAGTCTCTAAAAAGTGATTTTTAAATTATATTCAAACTAACTTTTAAAACGAGGTACAATTCAAATGCAAATGCCTTCTAACGAGGTACTGCAGGAGAAGTGGGCACCCCTTCTGGACTACGAAGGTCTTGAGAACATCAAGGACAATCATCGTAGAGCAGTAACTGCTCAACTCCTGGAAAACCAAGAAATCGCTCTTCGTGAGGAAAGAGACTTCCTCTCCGAAGCTCCAACCAACGCTGTTGGTAACGGTGGATATACTTCCTCCGGTGGTCAAACCGTTGCTGGTTTTGACCCTGTTCTGATCTCCTTGATTAGACGCTCTATGCCTAACCTGGTCGCTTATGACCTCGCTGGCGTACAACCAATGACCGGTCCTACTGGACTGATCTTCGCAATGCGCTCCCGCTACAAGACTCAGGACGGCACCGAAGCCCTGTTCGACGAAGCAGATACCGCATTCTCTGGTCAGAATAACTCCTTCAACCTCACCAACGGATTCACCGCTGGTAGCGTTGGTATGGGTACTACTGGTCAGTCTGGTTCCAACCCTGCCGCTCTGAACCCAACTTCGGGTATTGCTGGCGACACCTACTCCGTAGGTCAGGGTATGCGTACAGACGACGCTGAAGATCTCGGAAGCAGCACTTCTGACACCTTCAACGAAATGGCATTCTCGATCGAGAAGGTCACCGTTACTGCTAAGAGCCGTGCTCTGAAAGCAGAATACTCCCTGGAACTCGCTCAGGACCTCAAGGCAATCCACGGTCTGAATGCTGAAGCCGAACTGGCTAACATTCTCTCCACCGAGATCCTTGCAGAAATCAACCGCGAAGTCATCAGAACCATCTATCGTGTTGCTGAGCAAGGTGCTACCACCAACGTTGCAACCTCCGGTGCTTTTGACCTCGACGTTGACTCCAACGGTCGCTGGTCTGTTGAGAAGTTCAAGGGACTTATCTTCCAGATCGAAAGAGACGCCAACGCGATTGCCCAGCGCACTCGTAGAGGCAAGGGTAACATGATCATGTGCTCTGCAGACGTTGCTTCCGCACTGACCATGGCTGGTGTACTTGATTACACCCCTGCCCTTAACGCTAACCTGAACGTTGATGACACCGGTAACACCTTCGCTGGTGTACTTGCTGGTAAGTATCGCGTTTACATCGATCCATATGGTGCTAACAGTGCCGCTGATCAGTACTACGTTGCTGGTTACAAGGGTGCTTCCCCATATGACGCTGGTCTCTTCTACTGCCCTTACGTTCCTCTTCAGATGGTTCGTGCTGTTGGTCAGGACACCTTCCAGCCTAAGATCGGATTCAAGACTCGCTACGGCATGGTTGCCAACCCATTCGCTCAGGGTACAACCGTCGGTGCTGGTGCTCTTACCCAGAACACCAACCGCTACTACCGTCGCGTCAAGGTTCAAAACCTCATGTGATCACAGTTCACATATTTCCTCAGGGGGTCTTCGGACCCCCTTTTTTTATCTAAATATAAATAAAACTCCTGATGACTGTTTCACAATTTAGAAACCAAATACAAAACAGGAATTTCCTTTCTCCCGCTGGGTTTAATTTTACACTCTCAAAGGAACCAAAGGTATCTTTCTTTTGCACGAGTGCCACGATTCCAGAAATTAGTCTGGGAGTAGCGAAGCAACCTTCTTACCTCAAGGATCTTGACATCCCAGGAGAGAAGTTGACATATGGAGATCTCACACTAAGATTCTTAGTAGATGAGGATATGTCAAACTACATGGCAATTCACAACTGGTTGACTGGTCTTGGATTTCCTGAGACTACTCAAGACTTCAAAGATTTGGTTACTGACTCTGATGGAATCCATGACATGGAAGAGCAGTTTAGTGATGGTTCTCTTACTATTCTGAATAGCAACTACAGAGCAAACACGATTGTTAAGTTCAAGAATCTGTTTCCGATTGGGTTGACCTCTCTTGACTTTGACACTACTGTCACGGACATCCAGTACTTTACAGCACAGGCAAGGTTCAAGTATACTGTATATAATATCCTTGATCAGGACAACAGAACTCGCTTATGATGGACCTTGATAAAATTCAGGAGATGTGGCAGAAAGATTCTGTCATTGACCCTGATAATCTACATGATGAGTCATTAAAGATACCGCAACTTCATTCCAAGTATTATACAATCTATAATACACTCACACTTCTCAGAGAAAAGGCAAGAGACTCTTATAGGAAGGTAAAGCTTGAACGGTATAACTACTATACAGGAAAGGCACCTGCTGAGGTTTATGAGAAAGAACCATTTGACTATAAGGTTCGGGAGAAAGACGCCATACAGAGGCATCTAGACGCCGATGAGAAACTTACTACAATTGATTTGAAGATTCGTTATTACGATGTCCAGTTAAAGTTTCTGGAAGAAATCATCAAAACCGTTGCTAACAGGACCTTTCAAATCAAAAATGCAATTGAGTGGCAAAAATTCCAAGCAGGTTTCTAATGGATGACGACTGGGTTTATCAAGATGAAGAGTTTGATGAGGATCTTCCTTATATTGAACTTCAGTTTGGTATAGAAGACTTGTATATGATCTACGATGCTGTTAAGTATCGCTATGAAAAATGGCCTGGAGGTCACCCAGAGGAGCAAGCAAGACTTGCCTACCTCAAAGACTTCATGTATAGAATTGTTTTAGAATATAAGTTTCAGATGGACTAATAAATATCTATAGGTGAATCCTATGGATTATGTCTCATTTGATTATTGCTAAGAAGAACGAGGTATATCTTCAAGTAAAAGCAGAACCTCACGTATATTACGAACTGGCAGACCAGTTTACGTTTGAGGTTCCAGGAGCAAAATTTATGCCCCAGTACCGTAGCAAGTATTGGGATGGAAAAATTCGCTTATTTAATACACAGAATGGGG